CACCTGCTGCACCTGCGGCTGCTTGTATTAGCTTCTTACTCATGCGAGAGCCTGTCCTGCTGTGAAGCCGTACCAAGTAGTACCGCCGTCATGCGTTATGAAGACAAAGTAATCAACTGCGCTGGCCGTAGCTGTGAGCGTTGGTGCTGTGGCTGCTGGCCAATCAACAGATGCTGGCCACGTTACTGTGTAGCCTGAAGCACTAGCGTCCTGTACTAGCTTTAAGGTAAACGAAGATGACTTACCGCTAGCCGCTGGATTTGAAAATGTGAACGTAGTGTTTTCGGTCAGTGTATGAGAGAAGTTCGTACCGTCTTGAAGGTTTACAGTCGTAGCGTTAGAGCTTGAAGTGACCGCTGTGTACTCTTCAGATATGCCGTTATCAAAAGTCACTACACCGTTAGCGTCTGCTGTGACAGCTTTGGAGGCTTCTGTAGTTCCTAGAGTTGTAACGTCTACATAGTTAAGTTCAGTGGTTGTAGCAGTCACACCGTCAAGCAGGTTGAGTTCAGCTGCCGTAGCAGAAATTGCCGTACCACCAATCTTCCAGGAGCCTGCGGTCAGGTTTGGTTGGATAGCAGTAGTTCCATCAAGCAAATCGTCGATGGCGTCCAGGTTGGTGTTTAACTTGGTGCCCCAGGTATCGTCAGATGCTCCGACTTCTGGCTTGGTTAAACTAAAAGTAGTGGTAGTTGTATCAGCCATTTTTAATCACCTCGGTAGCTGGCTTCGGTCCAAGTGTCTGATGGGCCGGTAACTGGTATCCATTTGTATCTGCAGTCAGAGTCTGTAATTGAGCTGAGAACCTGGTCAGATGCAGCAAATGGTCTAATTCTAACATAACTAATTCCAACACTAGCCGAACAGGTATCTGAAGCAGCTCCGACTATCGACATAAAGCCCTGGGCAGACGCTGTAACGGCGCAGGACGCAGTAGCAGTTGGCTGTTGTATCCTCTGCGCCGATACTGTAGTCGATGCAGATGCTGCCGGGCTCGCTGCCGCGGTCCTGACTCTTTCTCCGTCAGACTGAGTGATACTAGAAGTAACGCTAATCGCAACCGCATCTTCCCAGATCTCTGGGTAGCCATACTGGTCAATGCCATATGGACCGCTGCCATACCCTATACGACGCCTTGAGAGGCTCGCTGTGGCCGATGTTGTTACAGTAGCTGTAACAGACGCCTCTTTGATATAGGCGCCGTTAACAGTGACAGACGCAGCACAGGAGGCAGTGGCAGATCCTTCCCACACCTCCGGGTATCCATATAAGTGGACACCGTATGCTCCAGTGCCAAAGCCTGTCCTGAGAGCCATTTACTAGTCCAGAGTAATATCTAGATCGCCAGCAGGAATGCGGAAAACGTCTCCGGTATCAATAACCTTGCTAGAAGTCAGGGCAGCATGCACCAGGATATTGCCTGCGCTTGATGCGTCATAAATGCCAATATGCGTCACGGTGCCCCATGATCCAGTTGCTGCGGCAAACTCTACCGCTCCGCTGTTGGTAGCTGTGTCACCAGATACGGTGAATGTGGCTGCCACACGGGCGTAGGCGCTACCTGAGAGCTCTGTGCCGGCAGATCCAGTGTCTGTAGGGTCAGAGGTAAACAGGGCAACATACCATGCTGTAGGGCGTGTCACTGATGTAGTGGTCAATGCCCATTCAAGCACATCAGTCTCAAAAGCGTTTGTAAAACTCATCAGTAACTCCTGATCTTCATTCGTAGTCCAGAGCCGCCATGCCTAGCTTTGTTGCTCTGATTGTTTATCGATTGCACAGCTCCAGAGTATAACACACTCCAGGTAGGCACCCTGGCGTCATCATTGAGATATGCAGCAGCTTGCAGAAGGGCTCCATACAGGTATGCGTCCGGGCTGTGATCCAGCAACCAGTTGGTAGTGTTGGAGTCAGACAGGGCCGGCAGAGTGGTGTAATACAAGAGCTCCGAGCTGTAGGTTGTGTCTGGTGTCGGGTACACCTCCAAGGCGTCTCCCGTCATGCAGTAATACTTCGGTTTACCCATAGCGTCCCTGGACTCCATGCGAAACTGCAGCATGTCCTCCATGCTGATCAGCTCAAGCCTGGTTGAGCTCCCGTCATCCAAGTGCCAGCGTATGGGCTCGTAGAAGTCAGCAGGCAGCTGAGAGTATCGAGTGTCTATCTGACCCTCTGATCTCTGCATCTGTTTCCAGTGCCTGACATCGCGCTCCATCTGAGCCTCTGCCAGTGTAATAAAGTCAGGTATAGCGGAAGTCAGATCATCCCGGTTCAGCCAATCTGCCACGGATGCCTTGAGTTCGCTGTAGTTAGTTATAGCCATGGTTAGAATCCTAATAGTCCTGCCGCTGCGCCCGTTCGATCCATCATGCTTACATTATCGCCATACGCGACCTTTCTCATCCAATCTGCAGGAGCAGTTGGTAATAAGTATCCTAACAAACCAGACCTATTAGGATCCTGAGCAAATTCATTGTAAGCTGACATGGCGTTTGCAGCACTAGCCGCCATTCCTGATCTCGGCGCCCTGATTGATCCTGGCGCATTTCTTGAAATGTTGTCATACATTGCGGCAGCCTGAGCCTCTGGTCCAGACGCCAATCCCAACAACCCGACGCTAGACAACGCAGCAGGCAAGGTTCCTTTTTCTAGATAAGTGTTAACAGTGTCAATCCACTTCTGATCAGCTATCTGAGTTATTCCCTCAACCTTCCTTCTGGTCTTATCATCAAAATTTCCCGCCCTCCCTCTCGTGTTTATTGCATTAATTATTTCGTTTCTCTTCAACGGTGCGCCATGTTTGTTTACGTCTCGGCTAATAGTTTCATACGCATCGGGAAACATAACCTCAAAAGGCACACCACGCGGAGTTCCACCAACATAATCACCAAAAACTATATGCGAATATGATCCATGCAAATCTGATGGCTCTATATCTCTAGAAGTGTCCAGCCTGTGCATAGACAAACCGGCATCTCCTAAATTGCTGCCGGCCAGCTCTGGAGCATTGATCGAACGCATCGTCTCTTTTGTTGACGGGAATCCTCTTGATTCAAAAGGAGCGCCTTCAGCAATTTTTACAAATGCGGTACGCATTTTACCAATAGCCTTACCCGCAAACTCTCCAGTTCCTGTTAACTGATCTAAAGCCCTAGGGTCATCTAACCCGACCCACTGCGGATATATTGCTCTTAATTTTCTATCAAAATCGTTCTTAACAGACTTTGGTATAAGGTCATTGTTCTGTATTTGAATTAATATTGACTCTGTGGGAGGAACGCTAAAATTAGTCGCTTCAGCTCCCATAGCATTGTAAATATTAATAACGTCCCTGCCGGGATTGACTTCTTGCAAATTTCTTCCTTTTTGCAAAACGCCTTGTGCTTGCCCTTTGTTTGAAGCCCATCCAACACGCTGATTAGCGTAGCGTTTCGGGAAATTATACCCACCCTGTACATCTACATTTACAGGATGACCGCCAACCATTGATAACAAACCTATATCAGACTGATCTCCTTGCACTGCATTCAAGATGCTTCCCTGCAAGCTGTCCAGGTCCGCAATAACTTGAGGGCCAAGGTCTGCTTTCTCAAAGCTTGTTTGAAACTGGTTTTCCGCTCCTGTTAGCTCCCTATTTCTAAAACCAGAATTCTTCAGGTTGTTTTTGTATCTTGTCGTTGCTCTGGATATTTGAGTTGGGTTTGTTGTTAGGCTTGAGTCCAAATAACCCAAATCTACCAATCTATTAGTTATAGAGGATCCGGCCGACTCCAGCGCATCTTTGATAACATCAAAAGCAGCTTTGCGTGGCATTATTGCTCCTCCTGCTGCGTAGCCATCATGCCGGCGCCCAGTATTCCTGGCGCAGCAATTGATCTGTAAGTGGTTTCGCCTGACGCAGTTGTCACGGCATGCGCGGGATCCCTGAGCTGTCTGTAGACCGGCTTGGTTGCCAGAACCTTCGGGCCTATCTGAATGATTCTCTGGGCACTAGCCAGAGGCTGCCTTGAAGCCTTGTCGTAGAAGTAGGATGCTCGGTCAGGGTTGAACCCTACCTCAACCCAATCACCTGACTGATCAGCCTCTAGGGCCATGTCGTATGCTTGCTCTGGCGATACATCGACCCAGTTACCTTCCATCCTGGCCAGCGGGCCTTTCTGCTTGTCTTGCCTGCCTACTCGCATGAAAAACTCCGGGCTGGAAGTGAAATCAACGTTATCGAGAACCGCGCTCTTGCCGTAGCCAACAGCCTTGCCGCCGCTTCCAGGGCCGTGTAACGCAACTACCCATTTATCAAAATTCTTGTAGGCATTGATATCTAGCCTGCTTGCCACTCTGTCGCCGGCCTTCACGACATCATCAAATAGACCTATGATGCCCTTTTTTGTAAATCCAGCTGGGATCGACGCAACGATATTCTCCCAGCTTTCTAGCTGCGGAACGCCCTGTATCGGCCTAATCGGGCTAAGTTCTGACATGCTTGACTGAAACTGCTCTGGCGTTATCTGTCCCTGGTACAAAGCCTCATTGAGCTCTGCTGACTGCCTCTGGATATCCTCTGACGGAAACCTATCAAGACCTCTTGAGAATGCCTCAGAGTTCCTAATCTCCTGCTGTCTCTCCGCGCTCATCAGTGCCGGGTTGTTAAAGTCTAGCCTGCTGATGCTGTTGTCTGGATAGAGAAGCTTCCTGCCTGCCGGCTTCAGGGCTTTATTCGCTGCAGCGACTCCGGGTATCGCGCCCATCATGCCCATGCCTCCGGTTAGCAGTCCAGGGACATATTGACCCTCGCCAATCATCTGCCTGGCATCAGAGAAGTCCGCGGGCGTAGCAAAGCCCGGAATGAAGTCTAGAACGCCTGTGAGCATACCTGCTCGGCGCCGTACCGTAGGATCTGACCCGCCTCCTAATGCGCTGAGAATACCTGAGTAGGCTCTCTCTCGCAGAGTCGGTGTCGCTGGAATCATTTCCTGTGGCATTTCACATGTCCTACTACAATCTGGTTGATAGTGGTGATCTTACCGCCGCGTCTCAGATACTCATCAGTATCCGCCTGAATCTTGAGGCGCAGCTTTTCCTTGTCAGTCAGGTGCCTGCATTCCGGGTCAGAGAACCGGATCCAGCAGTCACCGCAGAGAGTCACTGACCAGACCTCTCTGCCTGGCGCTGCATTGCGTACCTGTACGCTGCAGCCATCAAATCCCTGTCGCTGAGCCGGTTGCCTGCTGCCCGGTCCAGTATGCCAGCCTCCACGCCAGCCATGTTATCGATGTAGTCCGCAACCTCTGCAGCCTTGTCCTGCCTGCCCGGGTTCATGTAGTCCGCTAGTTGGTATGCCTTGGCCATGTTTCGTGCGTCCTGCGGCTCCACATGCGGCCTGACAGCCCAATCATAGGCTCCTGCGTAGCTGATCGCAGTGTCTAGCGGTCCGAAATTGATTCGCTTGGTGCCAAGGTCCGGGTAAGTCTCTTCAAGCTTGCGTCTAATCTGGTTCGGATAGGCGCCATGCTCAGCGTATTCAGGGAAGTTCTTTTGTGCGTACTTGAAACCAAGACCAGCTCCTCTAAGTAGGGAGCCCATCTTGCTCAGCAGGCCCATTTGGGCAAATGTATCTTGATCAGCCATCTGTGGAGTATATCACGATTTAGACCACTCCCTTGATGCCTCTGCGTATTGGTGCGCCCCAAGAGTTGGCCGGCTTGTAACCTATCGCCAGGTAGCGAAATGCGTCTGCCGCGTGAGAGCTCCAATCGTGCAGCGGCCTGCCTCGCCAGTGCTTACCAGCCTCATCCCAATCGCGCCGATACTGGCGCAGCGCATCAATGCCACGCTCACATTTGTCTGCATCGAACCAGCACCGCGGGATCATAGACCTGACCTGCTGGATACCATCCTCAACGCCTAGCATTGGAGCAACATCGACACTGGTAAGACCAAGTGATTGCAGCACCTCTAGCCTGGACTTGCCGGTCCCGAGCTCTTTGACCCGGACATCATGCGGCAGGATGTGTTGGTCATAAGTGTAGCCCTTGCCCTGCAGCACCTGGACATAGTGGTCTAGCGCGAGCCCTGAGTTCTCATAGAAGTCAATGACGCGGACCTCCTTGCCTATAAACTGCGCGAACCAAATCGCAGTAGTATCGGCCATGCCCAAGTCCCAAGCTGTCACCACTGCCGCGCTCTTGTCATACGGGACCGCAGTTATGCGCTCCGCTGACTTAGCCTCCAGCATCTCCATGGCGTAGAAGGCGCCCTCAACGTGGATAACAAAGTCGCCCTCCCAGACATGCGGGTAGATATGCGGCCGCTTCTCTAGGTCTTCTAGCCTGGCCTGCTCTAGCACATCAGGGAACCATGGGTTGTCCTGCCAGTTGATCTCAACGATCTTGCTGTCTTCGGGCGGGTTCTCCCTGAACCGCTTGTGCGTAGCTGACTCCTTACTCTCCGGGTTCCATGTTACCCAGATCTCAGAGTCGTGCTCTCGTACCGTCGGGATAAGCTTCTGCCAGGCTGTCTCGCTGACGCTCTCTGACTCGTCAACCCAGCACAACAGGATCCGGCTCTTTGACTTCAGGCTGTCTACGTTCCTGCGGAGCCCTGAGAAGGCATAGGAGATGCGGCCATCCTTGCTGCGTATGTATCGCTCGCCGACCTCGTAGTAATCCGCCAGCCAATCCACAGAGCTGATAGCGGCCTTGATCTCTTCAAGAGAGGACTCATCCAGGGAGTTCAGGTGCTCACGGGCACAGAGTATGATCCCTTCACGGCCTGACATGCCTTCCTGGTAGCCGCGGATAGCGGTCATCAGGGCGAACGTTCTAGTCTTGCCAGATCCTCTGCCGCCGTAGGCACCGCGGAATCTAGCCTTGCCGCTGAATACAGGGACCAGCGGGTCCGGGATATCAATCGTGCTTATCGATGCGCTCATCGGCTCTCACGCCATTCAGGACTATCTGTGTCGGCTGCATAGTGCCGTCAGAGCTCTTCAGATCCTGCTCAACGCGATCTGAGAAACCATGCTTGGTAAGTAGCAGTTTGGTGATAGAAGCGTTGAAATCGCCTGTGAGGCCGCCTCTGAACAGGTTCTTGGCCTGCAGCGCCATCAAATCCCTGGTGATCTCGGAAAATTCTTCATTCTTGTTGCGCCAATCGTGGACCGTATCCTGGTTGACCTGCAGATAAAGAGCCAATCCCTGCATGGTTGGGATCAGCTCGTCGATCAGATAATCCTTCTGCACATAGACCTTAGCCTTGTCCATCAGCTCATCTGTAAGCTTGGTAGGTCTGCCAACCGGGTTAGTCTTCGCCATCTTCATCTCTTCCGAACATAGATATACCATGAGCCGACTCAACCAGCCTTGCGATCTGCAAAGCCTCATCGAACCAGCTCATGTCTCCGATAGGGAAGCCATGGTCAACTAGCAAGGATGCGATCTCGTCCCTGGTTAGCGGCACCTGACTCACCTTGTGTCCTAGCTGCGCTTCTTCTTTTTCTTTTTCTTTGCAGCAACCTTACGGGCAGCAGCTCTGCCTGCAGGCGTGTACGGGTATTCTTTATTTCCTACTCTTGGCACTGGTCTTCTTCCTCTTCTTTGCAGTCTTCGCAGCTTTTTTGAATGCAGCTGCAGTTGGAGCGCCCTTCTCGCCCGGTTTACGCATCTTCTCAGGAGTCTTACCCTCCTTCTTCTGCTTCTTGATGCGCTTACGCTTAGCCTGGATGTTAGCGTACAAACCTTTCTTTGGCATTACTTAGACCTCATCGACTTGGCGCCCTTACACTTCCACCTCTTTCTGCTCAGGTTGTTTGGCGTGTTCGGATCATTCTGCTTGCTCTTTGGCAGTCGCTTCTTGATACCCAGGCTCCGGGCGCAGTAGCTGTCACCCTTGCTGGTGCCCGGCTGTACTCGCCGACTACCATCCTTTGCCCGGCCTGACTGACCATAGCTTACGCGCTTGCCGCTGCTAG